ATTGAAGTCCGGGGAGGGCCAATGTTCGGGTGAACTTTTCCTAGGGGACAGCCTTTCAGTTGGAGAGGTAGTTTTGCAAGCATTTTACCAACACCTTTACCTACGACTACATTATGCCGTAGGTGCCAGTATATCCATAAGGATTATTAGGGTTCTGAGTATGGCGACTGATAACCCTCGCAGCAGCGTCCCAGGTCCGTGGATCGTCTGCGATGTGGGAAATGCCCTTCACAATGTACTCTTGAACTTTCTGAACGAAAGACTTTTCAGTTTCGAAAGAGGTCTGTTGGGAAGGAGCAAACGATGCGGCAGCCTGCACGCAACCTGCAAATCCAGCCGGATCTGCATGTGTGAGGCGTTGGCCTCGAATGTTGCGACCTTGGTACTCAACCACAGTAAAGGCCTCGTATTCGAAGGCACTGAAGGTAGTGGAGGAAGGTGGAACAACAATGAAGCCCATGTACCAGTTGGAAGTGGCGTTCGTAATTGTGGGGGAATTAGTACTAGCGAAGTTTGGCGTAGTTTCAAGCAGGGCTTGCTCGTTACTGACAACAGGGCGGTACAGTATGGTAGTCCATTTTCTGGACACGGCGAAGCGACGAGCTTGGAGCTCACCATCCATCTGGGACATGTTTCTTAGATACATGCCGCAATGGGTGGGGTCATGGAGTGCGTTAACAATGCCACCGAGGTTTAACTCAGTGCCAGTGTAACGAATTCGTAGACCGGAAGCGACGATGCGATATGCAAGGTCGCCTTGATTGACGCCGATGAGCGTGGATGAATAAGCAGAATTGCTACTGTCCAGGTTAATGTCGGCGGTGGCGTTGAGGTCCATATTAGTGCCGGTGAAGGTTGACTTGGAACTAATGACGCAGGGCTGGTCATTGAACGCTGACTTCTTGGGATCGAGGCAGATGAAGCCAATCTGTGAGCCGCAAGCGAACGTGCCTTTGACGTAAGTACGATTAATCAAGTTGCTGTTGAGAAAATCGCAAGGCACGCACGCGAGGGGCCCATCAAAAGGGTTGGCGAGGGCGCGAGCGTAATCGCGAGCGCACTCACTAACGATGACCATAGGAGGGTAGTGTTTGAGTGGTCTGGGGATAGTAGTTTTGGATTTGGGTTTAGATTTGGATTTGTTGGACGAGTTGAAGTTCGCAACGGCTTTAGTGACGTTGCGTTTGCCTTTGTAGGCGACGATTTGACGGTTAGACATAGTAGGGTTGAGGGTTAATGGATTAATTTCCCTGGAGGGACTCTTCGGGTCGGATCCAGACTCGGCAGTCATCCCAGGTCTTAGGGTCCATGTAAATTGGCTCGATCGTGTCTCCTTCGAGACTGAAAGTCCAGGAGTCGAGCCTGCGCTCGTACTCTATCTGAGAGGACGGACTAATGCCGAATGCGGTCGAAAAACTAAGACGGCAGGCATCAGTTATGGGCACATACTCATCTACATTGCGAGTTTTGAGTTCACGAACGTAGCGCATATAATCGCCTAGAGTTTGATCGAAGGCGATTTTCTTGGTGGAGGCAACTCGTCGAAGGGCTTCTCCAAATGAATGGAGTATAGGGACACCTTTGCTAAGAATTGTCTCACACTCAGCGATGCCATTGAGGTATGTTTTACGCCCAGCGAGATTAAGGCTGGACCATTTGATACCGACAAGGGTGTGCGATAGGACTTTGAGTGGATTGCGGCAGAATTTCCACCCTGCAGCAGTGTGGATAGGTTGTGATTGGCAGAACACGATCTTTTCGAAAATGTTTGTCTCATTCTCGATTTTGATGACCATGCCAAATCGGGACATGGTGAGGGTTGCGGCCCGGAAGGCGGCAACGTCATCTTCCTCACAGATGATGAGGCAATCATCCCCATCATCAAAAATGTCGAACTTGAGGCCAAGCTTGCCAAAGGTGCAGAGACACATGAGAATCATTAAAGTGCAGTTACCAAGAGCGGTATTCATGTCTCCACTCATGCGCTTACCGAGCGTGAAGTACCGAAGTCCTTCAGCTGTGTAGCAACAATTGATTATCTGCATACTGAGGAGCAATTTGAAAGCTTCAGTGGAAATACACTGAAGGTAGACCAGATGCTCAAGTTCAAGTAATAGCTCGTTGACATGTTTGTCGAAACGGCTGGCATCAATGGA